TCCACCTGCACGGCGGCGGGCTGCACTTCGTTCACCACCGTTACCGAGGCCGGGGCCACGTTGACCACGGGCGCGGCCACGTTGATCACCGGCGCAGGGGCCGGCGCTTCCACGCGCAGCGCGAGCTCGACTGTCTTGCCTTCGGCCACGTAGCCGCGCGTCATGCGCATGGCGTTCTCCACGTCGGGGTTGCCGGCCACGGCCGGCTGGGCAGCGCGCCGGCGGGCGGCGGGCTGGTCGTCTTCGGGGTCGTCGGCGTCGTCGTCATCGCCCTGCTCGGCGCCGTCGCCTGGCGATGGCCGCGACGGCCGCGGGGTGGACGCCGCGGCGGGCCGCAGGCTGACGCCGAACTCGGCCGCCAGCTGCTGCTCGCGCTGCTTGGTGGCGAGCACGTCTTCGATGTCGACGCCGTTGCGGGCGTTGTAGTCGGTGACGGTGCCCAGGCCGTTGTCGATGGCCATGATGGCGGCCTGCACGTCTTTGAGCGGGTCGACCCAGCCCCAGCGGCGCGGCATCCACAGGTGCTGCTCGAACTTGGAGCGCTTGGCCAGCGGCAGCGCGCTCTCGCCGTTGCGGCTGATCTGGGTGATGGCGCCCGCCGCCAGGGCGTAGCGCAGCCACTGATCGAAGATGGGGTCGACGATCTGCTCGATGAACCAGTCCTGCAGCACCATCCACTCGTCGCGCTCTTCGAGCACGCCGCTGCGGATGCTGGAGAAGTTCACGCCCTCCAGATCGCTGGCCAGGCTGTTGTAGCTGACGCCCAGGCCGCTGGAGATGCCGCGCAGCGTGGCCTTGCTGAAGGCGTCGAACTGGTCGTGCGGGTAGGCGGGGTCGAAGGTCTCGAAGCCCACACCCGGCGGCAGCACGCCGAACTGGCCCGGCTCGGCGTTGGTGTAGGGCACGCCGTCGCTGGTTTTGCCGTCTTGCGGGATCTGGTCGGGCTCGGGGGTGGTGAAGAACCCCATCTTGCTGGCACCGATGCGGGCGGCGATGACGGCGGCCTCGCGGTAGCCGCCCAGGTCATTGAGGCGGCGCATGGCGGCGTGGGCCCAGGGCACGCCGCGGGTCTGCTCGGGCTCGAGCGGCAGGAAGACGTGCACGATCTGGTCGGCGGGCACGCGCTCGCGGTCGAGCGGGCCGGCCTGCACGCCGGTGGTGCCGGGCAGTTTGCGCAGCAGGTGGTAGGCCAGCGGGCGGTGGTCGGCGTCGACCTCGATGCCCATGATGATGGCGTTGCGGCCGGCGCCCACGTCGACGTTGTACCGGGTGTCGATGCGCTCGACGTCGAGCACCTGGATCTGCAGGCCGTAGGTGCCGCGGCCCGGGCGCAGGCGGATGAGCGCTTCCCCGTCGCGCGGCAGATCGGTGGCCACGGCGCGCATCAGGCTCCAGAAGCCCTGGCGGCCGGCCACGTCGCAGTTGCTCGGCTTGCACCAGCGACCGAAGTGCAGCTCCACGGCGGCGGCGGCCAGGCGGTCGAGCTGCTGGCCGTCCATCGGGCGGCTCTGCAGCACCATGTGCTGGCCGATGACGTTGTTGCGCACCATGCGCAAGAACTTCGCCATGTACTCGTTGTTTTTGGCCAGGTCGCGGCTGCGGCGGCGCAGGCGGTCCAGATCGCTCTTGAGCTCGTGGTCGATGCTGGCCTGGGTGGCGAGCCAGCTCTCCGTCAGGCGGTTGACGGCGGCGGCCTCGAACTTGCGCCGGTAGCCGGGCGCGGCCGCGGCGGGCTTGGCCTTGAAGATGCCGCGAAGGGTGCCGAAGAAGTTGGCCATGGTCAGAGCCTCACGACAAGCGAGCCAGCGCTGGGCAGGCCGCGGGCTGCCGCCTGCTGGTTGCGCACTTCCCAGCGGTAGCGGTCACGCACGGCCAGCAGCTCGGCCATGGGGATGAACTTCAGAGCGCGCTGCCCGATCTGCAGCTCGGACTGCGCGGCGGTGGCGCGGCCTTCGATGACGGCCTCGACCGCATCGAGCACGCGCTCGGCGTGGGTGCGGCTGTCAGCGCCGACGGCAGAGGTGGCGGGGTCGGCCTGCACGAGCAGCTGGCCGGATGCCAGGGTGTAGCGCTCGCCGGCCCTTTCGACCCAGCTGGCCCAGCCGTAGCGGCCGGCAGCCCAGGTGGCGGTGACGGTGGCGGCCACCTGCACTTTGTAGACGTCGCCCTCGGCGGTGGCGGTGGCGGTGTGCGGCACGCCGCTGCCCACGCCGGTGGCGCGGGGCGTGAAGCGCGCGCGCAGCACCCAGCCCGCGCTGGGCGGGTAGTCGGGCGCCGTGGCCGAGTAGTTGAGCGTGTCGCCCGCGATCAGGGTGTCTTGCATGGCTGGGCTCTCAGAGACTGGTGTCGCCCAAGATGGGCGGGTTGGCGCGCAGCTGCTGCACCTGCTGTTCGGGCCCCTGCAGCAGCACCATCACGGCGCCGGGCGCGCTGAAGGGCAAGCCGCCGCCCACGGTGACGATGACGGGGAAGGCGCCGACATACACGCCGTCTTCCTCGAGCGCCACCGCGGCGGCGTAGACCCCATCGGCCAGGCCGACAAACGAGCCGCTGCTGGTGTCGTCGAGCGGCAGGCCGCTGGGGAAGGTGTGCGCCTCGATCCAGTAGGCGTACTCGCGCGAGTTGCTGGCCGGGAAGCGCAGGCTTGGGTACATCCAGGCAGGCCCGCCGGAGCCAGCGCCGGGGATGGTGGAGCCCAGCACGCCGGTGGTGCACAGGCCCAGCCGCCGCTCGCCGCCGGGGTACTGCTGGTTTAGGTTGCGCAGCATGCTCAAGCCAACGTCAGGAACTGCGCGAAGATGCGGTCGTTGCTGACCACCGGGCCCGGGCGCGTGCCGATGATCACCAGGCCGGCACCGGCCACGCTGTGGCTGATGAGGGCACGGCCGGCGGCGTCGGTGGTGACGCTGCTGTTGACCGGGCCGGCGATGGCGCCGGGGCGGCCGGCCGGGCACCAGGTGAAGTACACCAGGGTGTTGGCCTTTGGGATGCCTGACTCGGCGATGATGTCGGTGAGGGCGGTGAAGGTGCCGGGAGGGGGCGGCGGCGGCGGGCTGCCTGCGTTGACCGTCAGCGTGGCATTGCTCGAGGTCGCAGCCGGCGCCGTGTCGCCCGTGACGACGACGCTGTACACGTCGCCGTTGTTGGCGCTGCCGCCCGACACCGTGGTGGCCGGGGTGGTGTAGCTGCTCGACGTGGCGCCGCCGATGTTGGTGCCGTTGCGGCGCCACTGGTAGGTGAGGCCCGAGCCGGTGGCGGTGACGCTGAACGTGGCCGTGGCGCCGGCCGTGACCGTCTGGTTCGACGGCTGCGCGGTGATCGTTGGGGCGGTGCCTGGCGCGCTCGGCGTGACGCTGTTGGACGCCGCGCTCTCGGACCCGTAGCCGTTCGCGTTCTGCGCCGCCAGCGTGAAGGTGTAGGCCGTGCCGTTGGTCAGCCCGGTGTGCGTGATCGGCAGCGATGCGCCCGTGACCGTGCTGCCGCCTGGCGTGGCGGTCGAGCGGTAACCCGTGATTGCCGCGCCGCCGTTGCTGGCCGGCGCGGTGCCGTTGACCGTGGCCTGCGCGTTGCCGGCCACGGCGGTGCCGATGGCCGGGGCGCCGGGCACGGTGCTCGGCGTAAAGCTGGCCGTGCTGACGACGTTGCTCGGGCCGGTCTGCGCGAAGTCCGCGATCAGCGCAGTGCCGTTGACGAGGCCGGTCAGGTTGAAGTCACGCGCACCCGTGGCCCCGCTAGTGATGGTGGCCGTGGGCGATGCCAGCACTTCTGCCGCCGTCCACGCCGGGGCCGCTGCTGCGCGGGTGCGAACGGCCAGCGTAGAGCTGCCCGAGGGCGCCGTGTCGGTGGTGACGCGCACGGTGGCGATGCCGTTGCCGGTGCTGACGACGGTGGGGCTGGAGAGGGCGGGCGTGCCGCTGCTGACCGGCGGGTCACTCGCGCCGGTGGTGGTGCCGCCAAACGACGTAAGCACGCGCCCATTCGTGCCGGTGTGTGTGGCCGCGTTGGAGGCAAGAGCCCAGTAGTCCCACAGCGTGCCGCTCGACACGCTGGAGGGCACCGCCCCTGCGGCCAGCGCGTCAAATTGCGTCTGCCCGAGCGCCGTGCCGCCCGACCAGATGGCGTAATGCGCGGCCAGCCCTGAATACCACAGCGTTTCATCCTTGCCACGCACGCCAACGACAACGCGGTCGAGGCTTGCGAGGCTAGAGAGCACAGTTGCGGTGTCCGTCACCACAGCGCCGGCCCGGTAGTAGACCGATCTTGACGACGCCGAGGTGTGAACGCACATCGCGCATTCCCACGAAGCCGCGATGCTTGAGGTGCTGGCGGCGCTTGAGTTGGTGCCGCTATCACGGGCGAACGCTTTGACCTTGCCGGTGCCCGCGCCTTCGGCATAGATCATCAACTCGTCGCTGCCGCCGTCCTGCCCAATGCCAGCGACCATGTAATTCGTGCTGACGGAATCGGGCAAGAACCAGATGAACTCGGTGACCGGGTAACTCAGCCCCGTCAGCGTGGTCGGCCCCAGCTGCAGCTTGGCGTTTGTGCCGTTGAAATCGACGCTCATGCCGCGATGCCTTTCACGTCAGTCGAATAACTGGTGTACGAGGTATAGGTGCCCTCCCACCAAAGGGCCTCACAGCGGCTGTCGGCGTTGTACGGGCTCACCGGGCGGGCGCGGGTGCCCGCGTCTCCCGTCGTCACGTCGCGCACCTTGGAAACGCTGGTGCCGCTGCCCACGGCCCATGTGCTGATCTGCTGCACGCTTGAGACGGGAACGCCGGCATAGATGCGCGTCGGGCTGACGCGGCTGAAGTGCATTCCCTGGCTGTAGAAGGGCTCGCCGCTGTAAAGGAAACCGCCGGCCGCCGTGAACTCGGCGTGAGTCCAGGCCGAGCCGTTCCAGCGCGCGAAGTGGTATCGGTGGTCGGTGCCGGCGTTGGCCGCGAATCGCACGAACAAGGCCCACGGCTGGCCGTCTGTGCCCGTGGTCACGTCCCATACCCAATGTTTGCGGTCGCTGGTGTCGTTGACCTTGGTGCATTTGGTCGTGATCGAGTGAGGCAGAGCCCCGCTGATTTCCGTGCCGTTTGTCGTGTAAAAGCGCAACACGTTGGAGCCGTCGAGCTTGGCGTAGAAGTGCCAGACGCCGCCGGTAATTTCGCCGGGGTTGCCCTCGGAGAGCAGGAAGTCCACGCGGTCCACACCGTTGGAGAACATGCTCCAGTAAGGCCGCTGCGGCCCGTTGGTGGCGAGCCGAATGCCTGAGCCGAACGTGGCCGGGCCGGCTGCAAAGTTGGAGCTGACCGCATAGGCAAGATCAAAGCCGCCCGAGCCGTTGCGCCACCGGAAGAACAGAAAGTGCTGCGTCGGGTCTTGCGACAGGATCACCGGGCACGGGTAGTAGTAGTCGGTCAGACCACCGCTGCCGAACTCGATGTTTTGCTGCGCGCTCCAGGCTGTGTTGTCGCCGGGCGTGGTCTGCACGCGCATGCGGATGAACTCATCCGGGTGCGCGGCGTAGAACGCAGCGATGCGCCCGCCGCCGCAGTCGATCACGCTGGCGTTGTTGTGGTCGTCCGAGCCGAAGCCGGCAGACAGTTGGAACGTGTTAGACGCTGCCGTGTCGAGGTGCCGCTGCGTTACGCGAATTCCGCCCGCGCTGTTGACGCTGCCCGCGTACAGCAGGTCGCCCACGCGCGCTGCCTCGGGCTTATTGAACCATGTCCAGTTGGCATCGGTCTGCACCGAAAAAGGCGACGAAGGCGGCGGCGGCGGCGGCGCAGCACTCACCGCCACCGTGAGCGTGTTGCTCACGATGCCCCCCGGCGCCGTGCCGCGTACCTGCGCGGTGCCGGCTGCAGCCCAGGTGGCCATCGACAGCTTGACCAGCTCGCCAGGCGCAGGCGCCACGGTCGTCGGGCTCCAGCTCACGCCGGGGCCGCTCACGCTCTCCATCGTCACGGTGAGCGGGCCGGTCAGGTTGGCTGCCGTCACGGTGATGGCCTCGGCCGTGCCCGCTACTGCGGCGCCGTCTGAGGACAGGGTGATGGTGGGGGCCGGGGGTGGCGGGGGCGGGGGCGCACCAACCCCAAACGAAACGCTGGCACCGCTCGTCGCGCTGATTTCCAGGGGCGTGGCAACGGCGGCGGGTGTGGTCGGCATGCGTCTAGGCGGCTGTGGGCTCCCCTTGCTGCCGCGCGCGGGCAGGTTTGGGACTCCGCGTAGCCTCGCCGGATGGGCGGCCGCCGGTAAGGCAAGGCGCGGCCGCGGGCGGCTCTTGCCGGTCCATCTGCAGGATCGCCCTCACCCGGCGCTCGCTGAGGCCGTGCCGCCTGGCCAGCAGCGGCACGTGCGCGCCCCGGCGGTACTCGCGCACGATGGCGCGGTCGCGCTCGCTGATGGCCTGCTGCTGGCTTTCGCCGACCTTGGCCACGTAGGGCCGATCGCCGCCCCAGGCCGCCCTGGCGATGCGCTCGGCCTCAGACCGGTGCGCCGGCAAGTACACGCCACCGTTGCGCTGCAGCAGCGCCACGAGCGTGTCGAGGGTGTCGATGATGATGTCGTTTTGCATGCGGCTGGGGCTTACCAACTTGTGACGAACCCACCACGCGATGGCGCGCGGCGGCGTGAACTGGGGCGCAGCAGGGGGTCGGGCTGCGGGGCTTCGGCCTGGGGCTTTGGCGGCGGGGCCTCGGCCGGCTGGGTGGCGTCGAAGAGGTCGCGCGCCTCGACGCGCTCTTGCCACTTGGCCCACTCGCTATCTCGCCAGCGGTCCATGTGCAGCCACACGGTGCAGGCCAGGGCGTACACGGCGCAGTCCAGTGCCTCGTTGCGCTTGCCGGCGGGCTTCACCCACTCCATCTTGGGGTGGCCCTTGACGTAGCGCGTGACGAGCCGCTCGGCCGTGAGCTGCTCGAACACGTCGCCGGGCATCTGCTTGCTGAGGTGCACGTAGCCCGGGCCGGGCTGCTCGAGGCGCAGGCGGCCGTAGATCTCGGCCTTGGCGGTGTCGGTGCCCACCGGCCACAGCTTCACGCCGCGCTTCAGCTTCTGGCCGCGCCAGTTCACATCCTGCTCGGTGGGCTTGCCCAGGATGCTGCGGCCCTGCTGGCTGCTGCCCTTGAGCGCCAG